TGGCGAGAAACACGCTGCAACGATGATGCATTACGAACAGCGTCATCAGCAACAGCAGGAGCGGGCGAGCGAGCCCGCCGAGTAATTCCGGCGCTTGACGCTGGTAACGATGCCGCCTCCGGGCGGCTTTTTTATTGGACTGCACAATGGCTGACGAAAACACGCTGGCGGCGACGCCGGGCGACGAACAGGTTGTGAATCTGGATCAGGCTGAAACGCCGCCGGCAGAAACCGGGGCTGAGGCCGAAGCCAAGACGGAAGAAGCGGAGAAGCCGGAAGACGCTGGCGATGAAGCCGGCGAGGAAGGCCAATCCGAGGACGACAAGCCGAAGAAGCTATCCGGGTCGCGTCGCGAACGGCTGCGGAATGAGCAACTGCGGCGAGAGAACGAAGAACTGCGGTCCCGCATGGACGCGCTGGAGCGCCGGTCACAGGCTGGCGGGAGTGACGAAAAGGAGCCGCAAGAGGCCGACTTCAACGGCGATATCTTCAAGTACGAGCGCGAGTGGAATGCTTGGAACGCTCGGAAGATCGTCCGCGAGGAACGCCAGCGCGATCAGCAGTCGCGCAGTCAAACTGCTCAGGCAGACCATATCCGCGAGATGGTCGTTGCCCATGAGGACCGCGTTGAAGAAGCGCGGGAGAAGATCAGCGACTACGACAAGGTGCTGGCGGGTGCAAAAACGCCGGTCACGGATGAAGTCGGTCGCGAAATCCTGTCCTCTGACAAGAGCGCGTTGCTTTCGTACTACCTCGCGAAGAACCCAGACAAATTGCAGGCACTGAACGAAATGACCGGCAGCAAGCTGGCCCGAGAAATCGGCCGGCTCGAAGGCATGGTTCGTATGCCAGCAGCAAACCAGAAAACCAATGCTCCCGCGCCACTGTCCCCATTGAAGGGCGGCGCGTCGCCGGCATTCGACCCGAAATCTGCGTCGATGGACGACTACATCGCCAAGCGCAAAGCGGGTTGGAACGGCTAGGAGCGACCCAATCACCTGAATTGCCCGTCGTGATGACGCGCATTCCCCGAGCGGCACGCAGTGATGCGCCCCGCCAGAAGGATACCTATCCATGGCTACCAATACGGCTCTGACCTCCGACATCATCGCGCGTGAAGCGCTGATGCATCTCGACAACAACCTCGTTTTCGCGAAGCAGGTCTATCGCGGCTACGAAAACGAGTTCTCGAAGAAGGTCAACGGCTACGAGGTGGGTGAAACCATTTCGATCCGTCGCCCGACCGACTTCACGGTCCGCACGAATGCCACTCTGGCGTCGCAGGACGTGACGGAAGGCAAGGTCGCGCTGAGCGTCGATCAGCGGCGCGGCGTGGACTTCGAGTTCACCTCGCAGGATCTCACCCTCAAGATCGGTGAGCTTGGCGAGCGCATCATCAAGCCGGCGATGATCCAACTCGCCAACTCGGTCGATACCTATCTGGCGGGGCTCTATGCGAGCGTCCCGAACTGGGTGGGAACGTCGGGCCAGACGGTCAATTCCTTCGCTGACTTCGCGAAGGCACCGGAGCGCCTCGACGAAATGGCTGTGCCGCAGGACACGCGCGGCGCAATCCTTTCGCCGGCCGACCATTGGGCTTTGCTGGGATCGCAGACTTCGCTCTATATCCAGGATGCGGCGAAGGGCGCCTATCGCAAGGGTTCGCTGGGTGAAATCGGCGGCGTGGACACGTTCATGTCGCAGAATATCCTCACCCATACGGCCGGCACTCGCACCAATGCGGCGATTGACGGCGCGATCACGTCGGCAACGATCACCTACTCGTCGGTCAAGGATACGATGACGCAGACTGTCCACATGGACGGGCTGGGCACCACCAAGACCGTGAAGGCGGGCGACGTGTTCACCATCGATGGTGTGTACGCCGTCAACCCGGTGACGAAGGCGGCTCTGCCGTTCAAGAAGCAGTTCGTCGTTGTGTCCAACGTGACTTCGGACGCGGTGACAACCGGCGACGCTGACGTGGTGATCTATCCGGCGATGATCTGGTCCGGCGCGTTCCAGAACGTGTCGGTTCAGGGTGTCACCGACCTTGACGGCCAGACCGTGACGTGGGTGCAGGCTGCGGGCGCGGCCGACCGCCAGAACCTCGTGTTCCACAAGAACGCGTTCGCTCTGGTCATGGTCCCGCTGGTCAAGCCTCCGGGCGCCGTGGACGTGTCGCGTCAGTCCTACAAGGGGACCAGCGTTCGCATCATCCCGGTTTACGATGGCGTGAACGACATCTCCAAGTGGCGTTGCGACATCCTGTTCGGCGCCAAGGCGATCGATCCGCGTCTCGCAACCCGCCTCAGCGGCACTGGCACCTGATCCTCCCTGTAAGAACTGCGGCGGCCTACGGGCCGTCGCTTCTCTATTGAGGGTAGATCATGGGCAAATCCCGCGCACAACTGATTGCCAAGGTGCTGTCGAATCTCGGGCTCGGCAACGATACGCCGGCTGCGGATGACACGGCCAAGGTTGATCGTGTTGTTGATGACGTTTGCGCGTCGCTGCGAATGCGCCGGGTCTACACCGTAGCCGATCCCGGCACGACGGGGCCGTCTGGCGGTGACATTCAGCCCGAAGAATTCCAGCAGTTGGCGGCGATCATCACGTCTGCCGTCGCGCAAGAATTTGACGACGCTGACACGCGATATCTGGCGCCGGCAACCCAAGCCGAAGAAGAATTGAAGGTTATCGCGTCGCCATCGCGAACGCAGAGGCTTTTGCGCGTTGACCCTGCCGTTCTTCCGGCGCGTCGCGGCTTCTATGGTGGCTTGTCTTGATGCCTCCGATCCCCGTTGCTCTCCCCAAATCGACCTTCCCCGGAAATCGATTGCAGGAAGGCCGTGGCATTCTTGTCAATTGCTATGCGGAGCCGATTGGCGAGGATGGCGAGGCGCGCTGGCGTCGTGTTGCTGGACTGACGCAGTTCGGTACGTCTCTTAGCACAGGCTTCCGTGGGGCCATCTCTGTACCCGGCGCGCTGTATGCGGTGATCGGCACGAAGGTCTATCGTTACGGCGCGGGTGGCGGCGCGGGTGTAGCGCTGACCGGCAATGTGCCGGGTGAAAAGCCGGTTATCATTGCGCGGAATAGCGCTGCAACGCCGGATATCGTGATCGTGGCTCCCGGCGATGGTGTGTTCGTCATCTCGGGTAGCGCGGTTGTCGCGTATCCTGATCCTGACGTAGGGCAACCAAACTCGGTTTGCATTTTCAAGTCGTTCTTCATCTTTACGTATGGCGACGGGACGGTGAGGTCTACCAGTCCGGGCTCGACCGCCATCAACACGCTGGATTTCGCGACGGCTGAATATAAGCCGGATGCGTTGCTCCGCGCTGCGCCTGCTGGCGGTGTGCTGCTGTTGTTCGGTTCTTCGTCTATCGAGGTTTGGGGCGGCGCGGTTAACGATCCGCCGGGCTTTCCGTTCAGCTTCATGCAGGGCATCGACCGGGGCCTGATCGGCCCTTACGCGCTCTCCGGCTATCAGGACGGTTTTGGCGGCGGGATCATCTTCGTCGGTGACGATAACGGCGTCTATCAATTCGCGTCGGGCTCTCCGACCAAAATCAGCCCACCTGACCTTGATATTCTGATTGGCAAGGTGGCTGACAAATCCACACTGGAAGTGATGACGTTCGCCAGCGGCGGTCATCTGATCGCCGTGGTGCAGTCCGATGACTGGTCATGGTGTTTTGATCTGAACACGCAAAAATGGTATCTGCGAAAGAGTTATTTACAGACGCGCTGGCGAGCTACGCAAGCGGTGCTGGCATTCGACAAGTGGATTGTCGGTGATCGCCTGTCGGGATCGCTGGCGTTTATCGATGACAGCGCCAAGACGGAATATGGTGATCCACTGCGCTATGCGCTCGAAACCGGGCCGCAGAAGAAATTCCCGGCACGGTTCAGGATCAATCGGTTGCATATCTATGCCACGGTTGGTGCGGGTGTTGCGACGGGCGCTGATCCAATTGAGGTTGCTCCGACGATTGAAATTGAGGTTTCCGGCGACGGCGGGTTGACGTGGACTGTTCCGCGTCAGTGCCAGCTTGGACGACAAGCCATCGGGCGTCAGTCGGTCGCGGCGAACAATTTCGGACACGCAACCGGGCAGGGATTCCGCATTCGTCTCTCCGTGGCCGATCCGGTTGACTTCTCGGTAATGGGTGCCGCCGCAGAGGTTCGGGAGTTGGCGGCGTGAGCATCAAGTTTCGGCCTATACCAACGGCAAACGAGCCGTGGTTTGGGCCTGACGGGAAGCCGCTGCAATACGAATATTTGTTCGGGCTGGATAAGGCGGCGCGAACAGGGACGCCGGGGCCACAAGGGCCGGCAGGACCACAGGGGCCACAAGGCATTCAAGGCGCGACTGGCCCGCAAGGACCGGCAGGGCCTACCGGAGCAACTGGTGCAACGGGAGCGACGGGACCGGCTGGCGCAGATGGCGCTGCCGGCGCGACGGGCGCAACAGGGCCGGGTGTAGCATCGGGCGGCAGCACCGGTCAGGTTCTCAAGAAGAACAGCGCGACGAACTACGACACAGCCTGGGCCACGCTTGCGAAAGCCGATGTGGGTCTCGGCAACGTCGATAATGTCAGCGTGGCGGGTGCGTGGTCAACGTGGACTCCGACCGTATCGTCAGGAACCGGAACGGTCACAGGCGCGACGATCTCGATAACTGCAAAATACAAGGCGAATGGCAAAACGGTGCATTGGAAAATCCAGTGCACCATTACGAACGTCGGTACAGGCTCTCCCGGCGATGCAGTGAAGTTCACAACGCCATCGGGTCTGACGCCGCTCGATTCCTATAACCCGGCCGCCGCGTTCTACGTCAACGCCGCGCTCAACGCTGGCGGCTTCATTTCAAGTAGCGGCAACGCGTTCGTGTTCAAGGCGGATGGAACAACGCTTTGGGCCAACGGCAACGTGTTCGTTATCGGCGGCACTTACGAGGCTGCTTAGGAGGCTCCATGGGGATTTTCGACATTTTTACCGGCGATTCCGCGTCGAAGGCCGCCGAGGAAAATCGCGGCAACTTGACCGATCTTCTAACCAAAGGAACGAACCTATACGGTCAGGGATACGACACGGCAAATACCTCCCTCAACAATGCGCTCGGTGCGTTTTCTCCGTTGTCATCGCTGGCCGGTAAGTATGGCCAAGGGACGACGATGTATCTGAACGCTCTTGGCCTTAATGGGCAGGCGGGCAGCGATGCAGCTAACGCGGCATTTCAAACGAGCCCCGGATATCAATTCAATCTGGATCAGGGCCTTGAGGCGATCAATCGTCGTCGTGCCGCTGGCGGGATGCTGAACAGTGGCAACGCTGATGCTGACGCGCAACGGTTTGGAGCTGGTCTAGCGAGCGGTGAATATAACAACTGGTTGTCCGGCCTCTCTGGCTTGAACAGCAACGCGCTTGCGGCAACTGGGGCGGCGGCGAGCGGACAGGCTGGCGTGTACGGGAGTCAAGCCAATCTTGCTCAGCAGAACGCCGGCAATCTCGTTGACCTGAGCAAATACTACACTACCGGCGTCAACAGCCAAAACACGCAGGAAGCGAACGCCAAGACTGCGGCATCCGGCAACATTTTCAATTTCGGTATGAACCTCGCCAAGCTCGGCGCGGGACTCTGAGGTCGCGCCATGGCTGAACTCACCGTTCCGATGCTCAACTTTTCGACGTTGGGCGATCTTGGGAATGTTTATCGGCAAGCACAGGATCGGCGCACGTTGGCCGATCTTGGCAAGGGGCTTGCTGATGGTAGCATTGATTATAAACAAGCCGCTGGCAGATTGGCGCAGACAGGTAACATCAATGGCGTCGTGTCTCTGTTGCAGCTCGGCCAGAAGCAACAGGAGAACGCCGCCGCATCTGCTGCAATTCAAAATGCCGCTGCGATTGCATTCGGTGGTGGCGGCGCGTCACAGCCTTCTGTTGCGGCAACGCCGGGCCCGACCATTCCGAACGATAGCAATGCGTTTCCTGGA